AGGCTATAATCTGAATTTTTAGGCAATGTTCCTGCTTTTGTATTAGGCATTGCATTTGAACTTCTTTTTACTTTGTTAAATAAAAATCCGTTTTCATAATAAAATAATTCTTGTAATAATTCTTGTGTCATATTTATTTTGTTGCCAATAATGTGAAATCATTTACTGCCGCCAATAATGCCTCAGCAACCGCATCCTTAATTTCATTCTTGCCCTCTTTAATTGTTGTTGCTGTTAGTGTAATTTGCTCTACTAATTTATTGATTGAAATATTAAAGTTTTGCACACCTCTGCTTTCTACTGCTGTTGTGCTTGTTCCTGCTTTCGATGTTGTGCTATTTGTTTGAGTAGGTTTTCCTGCTATTTTTTCATTTAATTTAGGTATTGTACTTGTTGCACTTGGTTGTTCTGCTAAAGATTTGTTAAGTGAATCCTGAGCATTTGCAGCCATGTAAATACCTGCTGTTAATGCTACTGCACCTGCTGCCAAAGCTACCCAATTCATACTTAAAGCATCAAATACTGCTGTGGCTGTGTTCAAAGCCCATTGTGCTATTGTTGCCAATATTATTTGTGCCTTAACTACTGCCATCGCTGTTGCAATTCCTAATATAACACTTCCTATAATTCCAAATACTGTTTGATTTTCTTTTATAAAGTTGACAATAGATATTATCATATTAAACATTTCTGTTAATCCCTTAACAACAGCACTAATAGCAGGTTCTAATAATTTAAATACTTCATACAATGTATTTTTAAAAGAATCTCCCAAATTACTTAATCTGCCACTTGTTGAGTTTGCTAAATTACTTAATCCATTAAAGTATAAACCTCCCTCACTTGCTGCTGTTTTTAAGGCTGCTGTTAATTGCTCATAAGTAATATTTTCTTTGTCTAATGTTAAATTATATTTTTCAGCATATTTGTTTAACACTGAATAAATATTAATTCCTGCAAACGCAAACTGCTTTATATCTAATGCTGTTGCTTTCCCAACATTTTTTACTTGTTGTAAATTTACAACCATTCTTGATAATTCATCATTCCCTCCTCCTGTTGCAGCAACTGCATTGGCTAAACTTTCAAAATCTTTTCTTGCATCTTGTGCGGAAACACCTGCACTAATTAATGCTTTATTTCCCAATAATAATGTTTGAAAATCAAAAGGACTTGTTTCTGAATCTTTTTTTAGTTGATTAAATACACTTGTTGCTTGTTCTGCCGAACCAAGTAATGTTTTTAACCCTATTTCAGCTTTTTCAAATTCACCTCCAACGCTTAATATTTGACTACCAAGTGCAGCAATACCAATACTTGCCCCAAGCCCTGCAATCATTCCCCCCATTCCGCTTAAACTACTCTGAGTTTGATTAACCGTTTTATTCAGCTTCTCAGTTTCATTCGTTGCCGACTTAATGCCACTACTGAATCTATCCTTTAAACTTAATATGTATTCTACTGAATTATTACTCATTTCTTTTCTTGTATTGTTCCATTAAACTTTAAAACAAACATTATTTCTTCATACGCTGCTGCCCACTCATCATCCGTTAATATGTTTGGCTCAATTCTAAAATAAAAACGGATAAGTGCATTTTGACGTGCGAACTCATCCGTTTCCAATAACTGCTTTGCAGAATTTAATTTTTTTTTAATTCACCTGCCTCAGCTTGTAACATCGGTAAAATAGTGATGGCCGCACTTCGCAACGCTGTAAAGTCATCCGTTATCAACTTCACATCATCACCGCCAACCCACAATGTTTTCAAAAAACTCTCAACTCCTAATAATTCATCTTTAGCAATTAATGCAGAAACACTCTTGAATGCTATTCTGTCCAACTCCCTCAAATGAACGGTTATTGGATCACCGCCTTTAGATTTTACACTTAATGTCCAAATGTCTGAATTTGGGTACTTCGTTTTAATTTCTTCGATTGTCATAATTTATTTTTTTTGATTGCTCAAAAGTATTAAATAAATTCAACATTTGAAATAACTAAATCTAATTCAATTGGAATTGATGTATCGCCACTTGCAGATGTTATCATATTCTTTTTAAATCTGCAATTCTTGATTTTGTGAACCACCGGGATTAGGTTAGCATCCGTAAATGAAACAATAACATCGAACTCAGGTATGTCGTGCAATCTGCCTTGTGGTGCAATTGATACGATATTCATAACCTCATTCATTAATATTGTAACCTTTGCAGATGGCTCTACTTGTCCGTAACCTCTCGCCACTGGATAACGACCTGTTGCATAAATGTTCTCAATATTGGCTTCTTCGCCATACTCTATTGCGGTAACACCTATAATTGGAACTCCTAAGATTATGCAAGTAATATCTGCATATTCATACGTTTTACCGTTAATTAACGGAATTAAATTTGCTGCCATTTTATACTGATTTTACAAAGCCCACGTTTATTTTAATTATTCTCGCAACACCTAAAGGAACATTCTGCAATGTCAATTCAAGTGTAGAAGTAGCTAAAACATCTTGGGCTGGATTAATAATTATTTTGTGTGCAGATAATTCATCGTCTGCTTCCATTTGTACTAATGGATTGTTTGCTAATGTTTCAAAATATCCAATCGTTGCGGCTGTTAACGTGCCATCTGCATTCACTTTTAAAGGTGAACTCAAAGCAGGTAACATATTTGTTCTTACAACTCTTGTAATTTTGTGATAAACTCTGTTGTTCTCTATTGTTGCGTAATCGCTTACTGGGGTGATGCAAGTTTTAGAATCACTAAAATAGCTTCCTGTAATACCTACTAACTTTCTCAAAAATGTATAAGAGTAGTTATTTAGGCTTTCAAATTGACTATCTGCTAAGGATGAGTAAAGTTGTCCGTTGCTAAATGCAATGGTATCTAACTCTGTTGATAATGCCATATTGAATTTCGCTACCCAAGCAATACTCTCACTTACTTTAGCCAAAGATATTGCACCAAGCATAGCACCAATTGCACCAACTGATTTGCCTGTGGCTTTATAAATATGATTTCCTAACGCTGCTCCATCTTGTGCAATACAAACACTTACATTGAATGCTGTTGATGTGCTTAAATCTACTAATGATGCTACTGATGCAGTTGCACTTATTTCAGCATTTAAAATTATTTGCAATGGCTTGTAAACTGCCTCATTTGCGTTGGCAATACCTTGCAATACTGATAATTGATTTGCAGAAAATGCTACATTTTTCTCAAATACTGAAATTTGTTTGATTGAACCCTCTGCATAATTTTGCATTGTGGTTATTGCAGCAAATGTATAAGTAGCTTCTTCTTCATACAATCCTACATACAACTCACCTTTAGGCTGTATTCTAAAATATTCGCTAATGTGATAATGTAATGTATCAATCCATCCTGCAACTCCTAATACTGTTGAACCGCTACCTGTTGGCTGTGTCCATGTTGCTGTCATACCTCCACCTGTAACCGTGCTTACATAAGGTGTTCCTGAATTTGGAAATATTCCCTCTCCTGCGGTAGTAGTAATTAGTATTGTTCCTGTGGATGCGGTTGCTGAAAATCCGTGTATCTGTGTTCCTGCATTTATTGCATCTCTTATTGCATTGCCTGCGGTGGTAACACTTACTGCATCGCCTGCTGTTAATGTATAGGTATCTAATACGGTAAGCAATCCATCAATTCCTGCATAAGTTATTTTTATCGTATTGCCTACTGCGGGTGTGCCTCCTATAACTACTTTTGACACTGCGGCTGTTTCGCCTAAATGTGTGTTAGTAATTCCTAATGCCTCTGCATCCGCAACAGAAAATATTTTCTTTATTCTATCGCTTGATGTGAACCCACTTGGCAATGTTGCTGCACTTGCATAATAATGTAAGTGTCCGCTAACATAATCAGTGCCGGGTAATGCTCTCCCAAGTCCTGATGTACTTCTGTTAAATTGTATATTTGGTAGTGCCATTTATTTTTAGTTTTAAAAAAAGCCTACCTAAATAATTAGATAGGCTTTTCTGTTGATTTTTTACTTATTTAATTAAGATACCCAAGTCTGAACCAAAGCAGCTACACCTTTCATGTCTGCTCTACCAATGGCAGCACCTAACATTACTTCCATGTTAAATATAGAACCTAAATACTCAGGCAATCCGTTTCCGTTTGAACCTGCATTATACAATGGTGTCATTGAACCTAAAGCACGTCTAACAGTTGTTGAATGGAATGCAATACAAGCTAAATTGTCAGTTGTTGCGGTTGCTGCTCCAAATGCTTTAGGAGATGTTGCAGAATTTGCAAATACTGATACTACTGGTCTCATCATAATATCGAAACCATACAATTGAGCAACTGTTCCTGTTTGCAATACATTACCTTGATTTTGGAAACCGTTGTAAGATGCTCTGATTACATCGCTAATTGCGAATAACTCCCAAAACATATCTGTTGACATTAACAACTTTCTGTTTCCTCTTGGAACATTGTCTTTATCTAATTTTGAAGCTAAAGAAGCAATATCGGCAAGTGTTACTGCTTTTCTTGTCCCAGTTGCTCCAGG